GGCTAGTGCAGCTACCCACGCCTGCACAAACATCCCATCCATCACATTGGGGTCAAGGATCTGCTTGACGTAGGCAAGGATGGCCTGTTGTTGGTTGGTCAGGATCACCTTCGTGTCCGCCCCGCCGGTCGCCGGGACTCCGTTGAGGATCTGATCGATCCCCACCTTGAACCGGACAGGGGGTCCATTCCAGTATTGAGGGGCTCCTCCAGTAACGGCCGTGGTAATAGGAACCCCCGACGCAAAGCCAGTGGTAAATTGTGGAACGATCCACAACGGTCTCAAGCAGTCGCTTGGGTAGGCGTACTCGTAGGTCCATGGCGGTGCTGGCGTGCCCTTCTGCCAAGTGTTAGTTCCGGCGGTTTGGTTCTCAGGAGTCCCCGGCGCTGCGCAGATCAGCGTCAGGGTTTGGAAGTTCGTGGCGCAGTTCCACGGTGCCATGCGCAACAGTTCGTCGCGCACGGCCTCAATGGCAATGATACATTGCCTCGCCTCAGGAGAGTTCTCCGTAAGCGAGGTAACTGTCGTACGTGTCCCTAGCATCTGTAGGGCACGGTTGGCGATTTCGACCTCGGTTGTCATGGGCCGCTCCAGATAAGAACCCACTCGATAGGTGTGGGAGAAGGCACCCTTGGGTCATCAGCCAAGGTACCAATCCAGACGGAGCCGTCTTGGTCTAGTGCCAAGAAGCACGTATGTCCGATCAACGGCTCGACCTGGAGGATCTTAGCCGGTGTCGTGGGCGGTACGGTGGTCGCACTAGCTTTGGGATCCGTCGGGGTGCTTGGTTCCTCCGATGCCGGGACTTCCGCTTGTTGAGGCTCCTGATCCATGAGTGCCCTGTGATCCTGACTTGTGGACAGTTGCGTTGTCACCCGGCCCACGGCCCATGTTCCTTCGGCCGGTGGGTTCACTGTACGGTAGCGGCTTAGCGGACGTGACGCCGCCGGGTGGGCTCTTTGGACCGACTGTGCGCTCCGGCCCGTACTCGCTTAGGATTGGTCTCGCCATTAGATCCTCCGTGCACTTGCGTGTGCTGGCTCGTCGTCGTCAGGGGCGGTGGATGCTGCTGCTTTTTTTTCCTCGGCCGCTTGAGCCGCCCTAGCCTCAGCGAGTTTCTTGGCCCTCTCCTCCGCTTCCTTCTTCTGCTTCTCCTCAAGTTGCTTGAGGGCCTCTTTGTTGGCCTCGATAAGCTCGTCGTTGGCGAGGCCTAGGATGCCGTTGAGTGCTGGCCACTTAGTTGCCAGTTCTGCTACCTGCAACAGCGTGGCGATTCGTTCCAGTGTGATGGCCATTAGTGCTTTCCTTGTGATCCAGAGTGATGTTGCGTGGTCTTGCATTCTGGCGCTGCTAGAGTCTGCCCCTGTTGCAGAGATTCCGTCTTGTAGGGAATGTCTCCCTTCTCCATGACGTGGTTGCCCTGCATCTGCCCCATCTGCGCCACGTAGGTGGGGTTTATCGACTTTGAGATAGGTTCAACATGGTGGCCCGACTGGACCGTCTTAGCGCTACCTTGTTTCATTTACCGTCTCCTTTCCAGTGTTCAAGACGTCTAGCGTGGTCCCATCTAGAATGTGGGTCTTTGGCCATCTCTGCCCGGACCTTGGCAAAGGTGCCGCCTTCCTGAAGGGCTTCATTCAATAGCTGCCGAAACCGATCGTCGCATCGCTCCAGTTCTCGGTTGATCCACTCCGGGACTGGTACGCCGCGTTGCTCGTACATGTACGTTATGTCGTGGATGTCGTGCATGTACATGGTGAACCGGCGCATCTTCTCGTGGACCTCTGTCTCGGCCTCACTGATGTAGAAGATCACCTTGCCAACCAACTCACGGATGGTGGCAAGCTCACGCCGAATGTCTTTCAGCGTGCGGAGTTCCTCAGTATCCTCCATTCTTCATCTCTCCTCCTGGGTTTGATTTCTTCTTCTTTCGAAGAATGCCTGTCTTCTTGTCGGCTAAGTTGAACTCTTTGGCTACCCCTTGGGGTATACCCGCTGTTGACTTAGAAGGGCTGTGGGCGGCTATAGCCATTGCCACGGCCTGCTTACGCGTAGTGCTGGGCATTGTTACCTCACAGGTTAAGATCAAAGCCTTTGATGAAGATTCCGCCAGCGCCACTGCTGGCATAGAACACCGGGCCAGGACCGAGGAAGGTCGCCATAGCTGTCTCTGGACTGTTATTGTTGAGCCCTGCCCCGGCCGTCTGGAAGCCACTTAACGAGAGTGGCGGCGGGTTAGTCGTCGAGTTAATAGAACCATAGTTGCCCGACGGTGCAGCCATACAAGCCGATTCACCTGAAGTGGTCTGATAAGACAGCACCACGTCATAGGATGCTGCACCTGCCGGGACTATGCCCGTCAACGCCGTCGATACCCAAGTCGGAGTGCTAATACTGCCCTGGACCCCAGTCATTGTCGCTGCGGTAGGGAGCCCGGTGGTGGCGCCAACACCCGGCAGATACTCAACCCGTCGTAGCCGCTGCCTCGTGCCCATCAAGCTCGTCGAGGCCGGGGCGGTCTTTAGAACCCCAAGCAGGGCACCCGCGTTGTACGTTGCCGGTAGGTTTGCCTTCAGCGCCGTGAAGGTCGACGCAAGGGACATGATCCAGGTCGACGTGCCCGATAGGGTGCCATAGATTACCCACACATTGTAGAACGTGTTGGTCGCTAGGGGACCCACGTCAAGGCCGCCGGGGCCTATAGTAGCGGTGTTGATGCCGCCGGTTGGTGTCGTCGTGAAGTAGTTCTGTCCATCGCTAACCACAACCGACCCAACGCTGCAAGTCGCCGTCGTGTTGCTGGCTACATCAATGGACAGTCCACCTGAGAACGATCCAACCGGCGGCGCCGTCGCTTGGGCCCCACGCGACAGTTCCAGATACCAAGTAGCATTCGTCGCCGCATCGGTGCTGATGAACGCCGACGAGCCAACAGCCGCTACGATACTCTGACCGCTCGGTAGATTCTCGAACTGGTCACCTGCGTCGATGGCAACGGTCACTGGACCGGTTGACTGTGGCAGCACTTCTAGCCAGAACCCAAACCCATTGAAGTACGTCGTGCTGGCTTTGCTCAGCGTTATCGTCAGTGGGCCGGTGGCTTTGAACCTCTGAAGATAGTTCCCTACGACAACGGTGGCTGGCCCACTAGCCTTGTTGATGGCAAAGATCACCCTGACGTTGCTGGCGCCATCATCCTGTAGGCCGCCGCCTATGCCCTCGGTGGCTATCGTGCCAAGGCCCAGGGCGGTTCTGGCCACAGGTATCGAGGCAGCCCCGCACACCGGGATCATGGGCGTGGAGATAACCCCACCAGAGGGCAAAACGCCAGTAGCTACGTTGCCGCTGGCGTCAAAGACTAGCGCTGAGTTGGCTCTGGCACCGGCGGCTGGCAGGATGTAGTTGAGCCCAGCTGGGTCAGTTGGCGGCGCCATCAGGTTGCGCCCAGCTGCGTTGATTAGCTGCTGGGTTAGCATCGTCAGGTAATCGAAGACCTGCTCCACAACCGTCTGCCAGAGCGTGCCCTGAGCTTGAAGTGACACCGGTTGAACGTCGGGCAGGAGGCGGGTGATAGTGATGAAGTTGCCAACGGCTAGTGGAACGCCGTTGGGCGCGTAGGTGACTGCGCCACCCACACTAGTCGGGTTAGGCGCTACCGGTGGCAGTATGTTGAGCTGGTACTGTGTCACGCCCGGTCCAAAGTTGATTGGCGTTGAGGTACCAGTCGGGTCAACAACCACCACCGATAGCAACTGCGCGGCCTGGGAGGTCGTCAGACCGGCAGGAAAGGCAAAGTTGAACGAGAACGACGTTGTCGAGCCGTTGCCTTGGTAGGTGATCTTGTTAATGGTGGTTGCGACGGTCATCTGGGTCTCCTAGAAGGCCAGCGTACCTTTGCGAGGGCCGTTACCAGTTGGAAACTGCCGAGAACTCAACGGCGTGCCTGTACCGGTGCCGCCGGTACCGTAATCGTCGGCATAGGTATTGTTCGACTTGACGTTGCCGTTCGTTCCCCACGGAACCGGGGAAGGCCCAGCCTGCAAGATGCCCGTTATGCCGCCGTCGGTCCACCATGTCGTCGTGAACGTATTGCCAGTGACAACGATGTTGGTTTGCCCAGGCTGCTCGCCAAATGCCAGAAACGCATAGTTTGCGCCTGCCATGTAGTTGTCGATGACTTGGCAGTCGTGATAGGTGCCGCCGTTCGTCCCCTCCATTGCGAGGGTTGCGCCGTTCGCGATGACATTTCCGCCGTCGTCCGGCGATGGGATAAAGAGGCGGTTGCGCAGGAAACGGTACCCGCTAACGCCCCCTTCGCAGCCGATCCCTGCAGTATGATTGGGACCACCGCCGCTAGGAGGCCCTGGAAGGCCCCAGAAGAATGTGATCTTGTCGATGTAATTCTCGGTACATTCAAAATTCGGCGCGTTGGGCTGCAACGCCACCTTCTGATAGGTCATGTAGCAGCGGTAAACTCTATGGTTGGTGCCGCCGATCATCTTCCAAAATGAAGCATCCGCGTCGGCGTTGTTGGCCGACAAGCCGCCCATATCGCAGTAGTGCAGAGCATTGGTGTAGGTGGAGGTGAAGTCATTGAAACACGACGTGTCATCAATCTGATTTGACCTGAAGCGGCATCCCCGAAAGAGATACTGGCCACCTTGGCCCTGGGCCGAGAAACCACCAAGTGACAAATTGCTGAACTGACAGACCTGCGTCCCGCCGGGGACAGCATATCCATCAATAGCCATACCGCCAGCCGGGACAACGCCGCCTCGGTTCGTAGGGTTGTTGTTGTAGACGTACGTTCCACTCGGCGCATATTCAGATGGCGTGGCAATAAGCCAGTAACCTCGACTTGGAACTGCAACCGTCAACAGGTTCTCGCTACCCTGTGCAACGCCCTGCAGAGTCCAAGGCCCAACATTATTGACAGTCAACTGTGAGCCATGGGTGATTCCCCCAGGCGCAGGCGGTGTGCCCTTAGCCGTGCTCGTAGTTACACCGGCGCCCGTAAGCAGCATGTTCCCAGCGCGCGCACACGCAGGGACCAGAAGCCCAGCTGCTAACATGGCACGGCGTGGAATCACTGTTGGCATCCCCATGCACTCACTGCCGACGCCGTTGCTGTACCACCGGCTGGTTTAGTCACCACCACAGGGGTGTTGGCCGCCGATGCTGGAATACAGGTTGGCAGCGCCACTCCAAGTACACCCTGCCCAGTGGACGGATCGACGTACTGAAAGGTCATCGTGGTGGCGATCCCTGACACTGTTACTGGCAGACTGGCAGCAGTTGCGCCACCGCCGGAGGTGACCACAAACCCACAGACGGACGTGACCTTGCCTGTCACGCCCGGCAGCGTTGCCGTCACCGCACCACCGGCGCCAGTGTTCGACGACTGCACGAACGTGATCGGCCCACCACCGGCTTGGCCGAATAGGCACTGCTGCGCCGCCGCTGGGCTCACCAACAGCAGAAAGACCAGAAGCCACAGCCTCATGACTAGCTCCTTGGATAGTTAGGGAACAGGTACACTAGGATCGGCGTAATTATCCCGAGGATCGTGACCAGCGTGCCCTCAGTAACACCGATGTTGAAGCCGGTCCAAGTCTCAACGATGATAAGCGCGCTCATGACGAACGCTACGATAGCTTTGTTGTATGCGCCCACTGGACTCTCCTTT